CGTATGGTCACCCGGCCCTAAGCAGTCCGTTCCCGGAAGGATATTCTTCCGGGCGTGAATACGAAATTTGGAACTGCAAGCCCCCACTACAACGCAGTTCGCGTTTAGTGGCGGGTAGGTGACTTCTTCGTTGCCTTCTCGATGGCGGCGCGGATCATCTCTGCGTCCCTTTCAGCTTGCAAGGTTTTGCGGGATCGATCGACGCGACCAGCGACGCTCTCGATGTATGGGAGGGCCGTTAGAGCTTTCAGCAAATCCGGCGCGGCAGCAATGAGGCGAGCGTTGGCTTCCGTTTGACGGACACAGCCCCATCCCGTTATCGGCCAGCCTTCGCCGTCTCGCACTTCCCATTCACGGCCCTTTGGGTCAGGGACGCCCCTGCGTCCTGCCGCCCACGGCCCCGGCGTATGTTTCGATTTGCTCATCTCTCCTCCTTTTCCAGCGCCTTCAATATCGCCGCGTTCGCCTCGTTGAGCCACTTGTGAGGATCGAGCCTTTTATGCGTGACCTTGAACGCATCAGCTACCGCGTCCTGAAGCAGCCGGAATATCTCCGGCATCGCCTCTGCCGCCGCGATCGGGTTCTCGGGGTTTATAAGCTTGCAGGCCTTCAGGGCTGTACTCGCGGTGTGATAATCGTTGGCGCTCCAACTCACTTCCAGGTTATATGGTTTCATGCCGCCTCCCTGTCTCCGGCCTCGCCCACTTCAAGAGCGCTGCCTTATCGAAGAGCCATCCCCGCCCCACCTTCCGGCAGGGGATCTCGCCCTTCTTCGCTAAGCTATAAATCGTGTTTGGCGCGAGCCGCAGCCAGGCCGCGACCTCCTTGACCTTTGGGCGTTCGGGAAGATCCGCGTCCGTGATTGCTTGCTCTGCTTGCTGCTGCTGCTGCATTTTTCCTCCTAATGTCTTTCGTACAAGTATCTGCCGAGGCCGAATTTGCTTGCCGCTCGTTTGAGGGCCATCGCCTCGGCGTTACTGCATGCGTCCCCGTAGCCTTTGGCGTCCGCGTCTTCGCATCCGGTCGCCTCGCGCTCGACTACGCCCTCGGCGCAGGGGATCGAGATCGAGGCGATGACGGTAACGAGATTGCCCACGAGCTGAACGCCCCGGACGTGGTAAGACCAGCCCGGCGCGAAGTGATCGAGAAACTTAACCGCCGTGTGCCACTCGATGTAGGTAAGCTCGGCGCCGCCCTGCTTGCGCGTCTTCAGATGGCGCTTCTGCAATGGCTTCGACAGGTCGGCGATGATCTCCTTGATTGAGCGCGGGCCCCCGCGTTCTGTGGATTTCTCTTCGATTGGTTCGCTCATGATTCCTTCTTGAAAAAAGCCCGCCGCCGATGTTCCCCGTTATCGCTCTACGCGATGCGCGCCGGCCTGGGCGTGGCGTACATTTCAATCGTCCGGGCCAGGGCCATGCGGAAGCTGTCTCCGTCTCTGACGTCCCGCTCACGCTTTCTCCAGAAGCCGTCTTCGACCGTGAAGTAGTCTCCGTGCTCGCCTTCGTTGAGCACGCCGGGGAAGAATCCCCAGCAGTCCGAACTGAAGAAGTAGCCGAAGACCGTGTAGCCTTCGGGCGTCGGCAGTTTGACCTCGATTGGCGCCCGTGCGTAACCGCTCGCGTATTCGCTCGGGATCCAGACCTCCGGCTCTGTCTCCGCATTGAAACTGATGAAGCCGTGAAGCTCTTCCGGGATAAAGGGCTTGATCGCCTTGATTATCGGCTGCCAGGCCTCGGTATTCTCCTCCCGCTTAGCCTTCGCCAAGCTTTCGGCCTCGGCGGCCTGGGATGCGCGCCTGTCCGCGAGCGCGGCGCGGGCCTCGTCGATGATTTGCTGAATTGATCTCATGGTTTCCTCCTTAAACGTCGAAGCAGCCGACCTTGACGCCTTTCGGCTGCGCTTTCACGAGCGCCGCCTCGTCGCGTTCGGCGAATTTGTCGGCGACGTGCCAGCTTGCCAGTTTGTGGAAGTAGTCGCATTCGTAGGGCGGTCCGTCGCCCGTGTATCGGCGTAATTCTGTGAGTAACACGAGTGAGCCGCGTACGTGGACGCAGATCGGGCCTTCGCCCGTCGCGCCTTCTAGGGCCTCCGCCAAAAAATCGCCGAAACTCGCAATAAGACCTCGCTGATTCATGCTTTCCTCCGATTGTTAAGGCGGGAGCCGGAATCCCCCTTCCGGCTCGTCGCGCTCCCGAGTTGACGATTACGCTCGCGCCGAGCGCGACGCGAACCAACACAAGTGCCCCAACAACCGCGTCGCCTTGCGCAGGGCAGCTACGCCAGCAGCAAAACGCGGCGCGGGAGCCGGAGCGGTGATTGGCGCCGCAATTGGCGCCAATTCCGAAATGTCAACGAGCGGAGCCGGAACCTGCCGGCCGCCAGCCCGGTCCGGCGCGGGATCGAGGACGGCCCCGACCGGCATAACCTGCGTAAACAGACCGACCGACAAAGCCGCCGCCGCCACGTGGTAGCACGGCTGCGGATTGCCCCGCCGATGGAGGCCGATGCCAGCCGCGCAGTCGCAGCTCGTCCACAAGGTTCCTCCCTGAAACCAAATATCCACAATCGAAGCGCCCCCGCCCGAGCGCCCCACCGTGAATGTGTAATTGTTGTCATCCGTGAAACTGAGCGTGCAGGCAGGATTGACCTGTTTGGCCTTTTCGATTGCCCGCCTGAACGTGTCTGAATTGAGCTTGATCATGATTGGTTCCTCCATGTGATTCGATATTCGTATAATATCACAATAATATCAATATGCAAGCGAAAAAGTGAAGAGAGGTGAAGCGACGTGAAAAAACTGAGGTTGCTAGGTGTAAAAACAGTAGCAGCAGCCAAGGCAGGCAATCGCCTTGTGTTACTCGTCAAACATCGCCGAAGCCCCTATCCGAATGATTTGCGGCACACGCCTTGCAGCAACCGCATGGGGGCCAATCTTCAGTCCGAAGTTTTCGAGCGTCAAATCTTCGCAATGCGAATGACGAGAGAAGAATTTCGGCCTCTATCTTACCGATCACAGGTAGCACAGCCGAAATTCTTCGACCGGCATGAGCATTGCATTTGACGCCGAAAACGAGGACCTATCATGGCCCCCGCGGTTGCTGCAAAAACGCCGCAGCCGCCTACCCGAGCGCAGGCGCTTCGCCGTAGCGAGCTCCGAATTGTCTCCGGATAGAACTAAAGAAGCCGCGCGCGCCGCAGGCGATAAAAGACGCGCGTTCCCTTTATCCGAGCGGAGCGTCCTCGCGCAGCGAGCTCCGAATAACTCTCTCGATCCCTTCGCCCACTCGTTTATCACGCAGGCGCGCGGACGCTCGCGTGTGGCCCAGGCCTTCCGACTCATACACCCAAAGATAAGAGATGCCGCGAAGCCTCACCCTTGCGTGAGCAGCAGGCAATATGCCGAGATCCGCCTCACTGGCAGGAAATCAGCGCCCAATGGAGCCGAGAGCAGGTAGGCAGACCGTAGCATTCTGCCACACTCGGGGCTGCTGGCCTGCCACGGCTCCAATCTGCTGTAAGTCACACGCGCTCTGTGCTATAGATCGCGTATGACTGAAGATATGATTAGAGACATTCCGAGCCAGGAGCCCGACCAACTGCCCGATACCATAGCGAGGCCTGAGGGGGATGCAGCTTCCGAATCTCAGGCGATCGCGCAGCGGAGGCTTACGGTTGAGGAGCGTGGGCTGCTGCTGAAGCTGCTGGTGGCGGGGCAGAGGGAGGGGTTGATTATGCAGGCATTCGCTGCGCTCGGGCTTCTGCCGCCCGCAAGCGCTACGGTTGCGTACTACCGCGAGAAGTACAGGGAGGAGATCAGGGAGGCGCAGGCGAGGAGGATCGAGCGAGCGATGAGCGAGGGAGTTGCGCTCAAAGCGGAGCGGATTGCGAAGTTGAAGGAGCACGCCGAACTGCTTGAGGCTATGCGGTTTGCGGCGGACAAGAACGGTAGGATGTGGAACGAGCGGGCTTGGAGGCAGACGCTTGCGGACATTGCCGAGGAGATGGGGGAGCGCAGGCCTCTGGAGGGTGAGCGGTCGGGTGAGGTTGTGAAGGTCATCATTGGTGTGGATCCGGATAAGGTGTAGGCCGGCAAGGCCCAACAACGCGGCGGTCCGTTCCCGATCCGGTTTGGGTTTCCATCCATTGCCGCCGTACGACAACGCGCGAAGCGCCAGGCCAAGCGGGAGCGCGGCTAGGGTGGGTGGGGGGAGCGAGCGGGGAGCGACGCGGCGGAGCGAAGCGAAGGGCGGGCTGTAATGGAAGCCGCGCGAAGCGCATCCGCGTAGAATCAGAGAGGTAGACCGCTCAAGCGAAGCGAGCGGGTCACGCCTGCAAGGACGTCGAGGGCAATCCGTAAATAGCGGGGAGGGAATATGTTGCGCGTGTGAGACAAGATGAATTGACATACCCGGACGTGGATCAGGGAAGAAGCGCAAATACTTCGGCGCACACTCCACCCGAGGGAGCCAACACCACAAGGCAAGAGTTGTGCACTTGCCATCCCACCCTTCTAAGAAGCAAAGCCAGCTTCAATCTCGCCTCAATTGAGCATCGAGCGGAGGCCGAGGAAGCCGCATTTAACGGGGCTTGTGACGTCCTTGGAGGTAGCTTCGGAAGCGATTTTGAGGCGCGGTCGAGGCGCTCGTGAGGCGCTCGTGAGGCTGCGATTCTCTTTCTTTTGCTCAGTGAGTGGTCATTTGGCCAGGCATCCCCCATGAGGAAAATCCCGTTTGCGTTACTCGGGCCTTATTTCTTTTGTGTTATCCTGCGGACATGAACTCTGCTGAAGAATCAATCCAACCTGTTGAAAGCAGCAGCAGCAGCAAGCAGGCAAGCAACTCTGTGTTGCTCGATCTGATTGCGCGGAAGTTGAGCCGGATCGAGGTTCGGCCTGATCTGAGGTCTATAACTCTGGTCATCACGCTCGATCGGCGGGGGCGGCCTCGCACGGTGATCTTCCGCACCGAATCGAAGAGCGAGCTTTCGGCTTGATTCCAAACCCTTTCGTGTTACTCTTTTACTGACCTTGTTGGCTGAGGCTTTCGAGTCTGTGATGCCTGCTCGTTTGGAGGGCAAGGCAAGGTCTCGAATTCATAGCTCCGGCGCCGGAGATTTAGTAGAGGCGGCATCTGTTTCGACGGTGAAACAGATGCCGCCTTTTGGTTTTTCGCTTCAACCGAAAGGGGAATCATGGCTTCACATTCAATCCGTGTTCTTGGCGTCGTCACAATGCTTCTTGCCTGCTGCTGCTTTTCGATGGCGCAGGACAAAATCAAGCTGTCGGCCTCGGTATTGATTACCGAACTTCAGGCGAACCCGGCTGAAGCTCTCGAATATCCGAAGGGCTATTCGATCGATGCGGACGCCCGAATCTTTAGCCGTAGCGGGTGGCGTCTCGGCGGCGTGTTCAATTTTCAGAAGACATATAACCAAACCGTTTTCGATGATTACCCGATCGAGCTGCCCGCCTCCACATCCAGCAGCGGAATGAGCGCCGACATTCAGCGCAACGTCTCGACCTATTCGCTCGGCTTCCAGTTGAGTAAGAAGGCCGGACCGGTCGAGCCTTTCGGCGCGTTCCTTCTCGGTTTCAGGCGACTACACGAAGACTTGAATAACGAAATTGTTCGCAAGTACCGACTCGGCGTGGATGTCATTTTTCACGAGAAGTCGAATTTCTTTCTTCGTCCGCTGTTTGTCGAGTTTGAACCGAGGAGTGGGCGCAAATTCGGCGCGGGCGCGGGGTTCAGGTTCTGATGGACGCCTCCCGAGATCGGCATCGCTTCGATTCTTCTCTTGTCTTTTCTCGCCGGGCCCGTGCGCCCTGCTTAAATTCGGAGCAAGGAAAGCATGAATCACGATTACCTTTTGCAATTCTTCGCCTACGGGCATTTACCGCCGCGATTGCAGGAAGTGAGCCAGCCTTTTGATGAATTGGCGCAAAGGATCGTTAAAACGCTGCCCGCCAATCCTGAGCGCATGGCGGCTTTGCGCAAACTGCTTGAGGCAAAGGACTGTGCTGTTCGAGCTTTGATCTTCAAGCAGCCTGAAGATTCTTGAGCAGCAGCAGCAATGTTTGTCTCTCTTCTCTTTATGGCGATCGTGACTGTTTCACAGGCGCAACACGTTGAGGCCTCGCCGGAATCGCGAGCCTATCAACCTTTCGGCGCCGCGCTGAAACTGTTCTATTCGAGAGAGCCTGAAGTCTTGCTCTCAGGTCCGGCTGGGACTGGGAAGAGTAGGGGGCTCTTCGAGAAGCTGCATTTCTGCGCTCAGAATTGGGCAGGCGCTCGTTTTCTGATCGTCCGCAAGACTCGGGCGTCCTTGACCGAATCCGGGCTTGTGACGTGGGAGGATAAGGTATTGCCGCCTGGTTCTGCCGCGCTTCGAGGAACGAAGCGCAGGTATCGGCAGATTTACGAATTTCCGAACGGGAGCGCGGTCATTGTCGGCGGGATGGATGAGCCTTCGAGGATCATGAGCACGGAATTCGACATGATCCTTGTTCAAGAGGCGACGGAATTGACCGTGGAGGACTGGGAGAATCTGCTTACGCGCCTTCGCAACGGCGTGATGCCGTTTCAGCAATTGATTTCGGACTGTAACCCGAGTGGTCCTGGCCACTGGCTCAAAAAACGAGCCGATGGGGGTGTTGTCGAGATGCACGAATCGAGGCACGAAGACAACCCTCGGCTCTACGATCAGGCGGAAAACGCCTGGACTGAGGAAGGCGCGCAATACATCCAGCTTCTCGAAAATCTCACCGGCGTTCGCAAGTTGCGATTGAGGCATGGGCTTTGGGCTCAGGCTGAGGGGATGGTGTACGGTGATGTTTGGGATCCGGCGATTCATCTGGTGGATCGCTTTGAAATTCCTGGAGATTGGCCGCGCTTTCTTTCAGTAGATTTCGGCTATATGAACCCCTTCGTCTGCCAATGGTGGGCTGAGGATCACGACGGCCGGATGTACCGCTACCGGGAGATCTACCGGACCAAGCGCCTGGTCGAAGATCACGCGAGGGGCATCCTCGACGCCGGCGCCGGAGAACCCGCCCCGGTAGCGGTCGTTTGTGACACGGACGCCGAAGACCGGGCGACACTTGAGCGCCATTTGAAGTTTGGGACTTACCCCGCGGTCAAATCTATCTCAGACGGGATTCAAGCGACGGCCGGCCGGATGAAGCTCGCGGGCGATGGCAAGGCGCGACTCTTCCTGATGCGTGATTCCCTCCTCGATCGCGACTCTGATCTTCGAGATCGAAAACTCCCGACCTGCACGGAAGAGGAAATTGAGGGCTACGTATGGAACCCGAAGAAAGACCTTCCGGTTAAAGAGGACGATCATGGTTGCGACTGCATGAGGTATGCATGCATGTTCTTGGAAAGCTCGAGCAAAGGAGTTTGGGTTTGACCCTTTGGGATCGAATTAAATTCGCAATCAGTCTCCCGCGCTCGCTCGCGCGCGGCGGTGATTTCGATCTCAAAACGCTCTTTGAAAAACAGCGCGTCGGGATCAATGGGCTTGACCCTTTTCCTCGCTTTGATAAACAGAAGTTGTTTACGTGGAGCAGGGAATCTGACCTTGCTTATTCCTGTATCCTGAAAATTATCGAAGCCGCTCAGGACCCGGATTTAATCGTCGAGCGGCGCAAGAATCGCATTCGCCCCTGGGAGCCTGAGCCCGGGCATGCTCTGCGGCAACTGCTGATGCGCCCGAATCCCGAAATGAGCCAGGCCGAATTCTTGGGTGCGTGGCTCGGCAGTGAAGAGGCCTGCGGCGAGTTCTTCGCGGAGATCGAGCGCGATAAGCGGGGCCGGCCTCGCCACCTTTGGCCACTCGATCCCACCTGTATCCATCCCGCTTCAATCATCTACCCGGGTTCAGGGAAGGAGGGTTGGATATGGCGCGGTTACTCCTATGCTGAAGAAGTCCATCTTTTGCCGCGTGACGTCTTCTACTCACTCAGGCGCGATCTTCAAGCGCCCTGGATGCCGCTCTCTCCGCTGCGCGTGGCGCTGGGGAGCGTCGAGGCGGACGCGATGCAGACGATGTTCGTTCGAAGCTTCTTCAAAAACTCGGGCGTCCCTTCGGGTGTGGTTAAGATCAAAGGCCGGACCTTGAAGGATGAAGAGGCGGAAGGGATTCGCCAGCGCTGGCTCCGTCGTTACGGCGCCGGTGGCAAATTCCACGTCGGCCCCGCGGTGATGGATGAAAACGCCGAATACCAGAAAGTCGGAAGCGACCTCTCCGAGATCGAAGGTGGGACCCTGCGCGCGCAGAATGAGGCGCGGATCTGTGGCGTTTTTGGCGTCCCTCCGCTGCTTGTGAGCGCATACGTCGGTCTGCTCTACGTCAACCAGCGCGCGAGCGCGAAAGAGTCACAGGTTGATTTCTGGGCCAATAAGATGAGCCCGACGTTCAAGCGGCTGAGATCGCGGCTTACCTGGTCGTTGCTCCTCGAATTTGAGGATGAGGGCGCCATCCGCGATGAGCTCATCCGGCTCAACTGGGATATGAGCCAGGTCGTCGCGCTTCAGGAATCGATGAGCGAACGCTCGATGCGCGCGCGCGAAGATTTCCGAGTAGGCGGATTGACCTTGAATGAGTTCCGCGCCGTCCTGGGCATGGCGCCGACTCCTTCCGGTGATTACTACCTCCGGCCCGTCAATCGCCTGCCCGTGACGCCTGAGATCGTGGCGGAGCAATTGCTTGCTGCTGCTGCTGCTACTTCAGCTTCTGTCAGTTTGATTCTTTCCGGCTCGCGTGATCCGAAAGCGCATGAAGAGGGCGGGGAAGAGAAGCGGCTTATCTTGCGGAAGGTCTTCGATTGGGATGGGCTGGAATGCGGCAGGGAGCCGAGTGACTTTGAGCGGCGGATTAACGTGAAGGCTCTTGGCAATCTTATGGGCAGCAGCAGCAGCAATCTTTTGTCCGTCTTGCTGCCGGCGCGCAGCTTGCTGATTTCTGATGCGGTATCGAAACTGCGCGGCCTCTTGGTCTCGGACCTCCACAAGCTGACTCTCGATTGGCCCTCCGACGCCTGGGCCGAACTGCGCGGCATTCTCGATGACGTGACGCTCGCCGGCCGTAATGATTTCCTGGCTGAGTTGCGCGCGCAGGGCGAGCCGGAATCGCGGCTCATTCCTCCTTTGGCCGCGCTGGCCAGCCGCCTCGACCTGATCGCTGATGCGGCTGTCTCCCGCCTGGTCAACGACGTGCAGGCGCGCGCGGCCGGGATCGCCACGCATCTTGCGCCGCTTGTCTCTCCCGTTGATTTGCCCGCGCGTGTAGAGGCGCAGCTTAATCAATTAAGCGACGCTACGACGAGGGGGATTGCTCAGGAGGCCGCGCATCAGGCTTTGGCTTTGGGCAGGGAAGTCGAGGCGGCGAATTGGAGCTTTGGCGGATTTATCTATTCGGCTGTGCTCGACAGGAACACTTGCCAGGTCTGCCGCTCGCTCGACGGATTTACGGCCGAGCTCCTGGCCGAAATGCCCACGGTTCCGAATCCGAATTGCGGCGAAGGCTTCGGGCGCTGCCGCTGCGCGATTTTGCCCGTGTTTTGAGGTGAGACGGTGAAGCAGAAACGCGAAAGAGAATCGAAGACGATGCCGGCGTGGACAAAGGACGTTTCAGGGCGGAAGGTCACGGGCATTACCGCCGTCACCGGCAACGTCGACGACGGCGGCGACAGGATTATTGCGGGCGCCTTCTCTAAGACTATTGCCGAATCGGCGCGCCGGATTCGCCATCTCTGGCAGCACGGCGCGGACGGATGGGATTACGGCGTCACGCCGCCGATCGCCGCCGTCACTCGGATTGCCGAGGTCGGCAAGGATGCCTTGCCCGATGCGGTCACGAAGATGGCGCCGCTCGCGACTGGCGGCCTCGAAGTCGAGCGCGAATACCTCCGGACGCCGCGCGGCGATGAGATCCTCGAAGCCTATAAGGCAGGGATCGAACTCGAAATGAGCATTGGCTACGAATGCATCATCAAGAAATACATCGAGGAGGACCGCGACCGCGTTTCGATGCGCCATTACCGCGACCTGATCGAAATCAAATTATTCGATACCTCGGACGTGAATTGGGGCATGAACTCCGCGACGGTCGGCAGCAAGAGTTTTGAGCGTCGTTTTCAATTACTCGTCGAGCGCATGAAGGCGCTCGACGTTCACGATTTACATGCATGTGAGCTTGACGTCTCACTGCTTGAAGAATTCCGCGCCTTGTGCCGGATGTTCGGGGATTTGCCTACGAAGACGAATCCCGAAATTGCATTGCAGCTCACGCCGGCAACAGAGCTTGAGCCGAGCCGAACCGGGGAGCCCCGGGTTTCACTCACTCCGATGTTGATCGAGCTTAGACAACTTGAACTTTCAATGTTTTCTTGATTGGAGTGAATATGTGGAAAAAGAAATTCGAGTCCTCGCGGATCGCCTGGGAAGCGGCGATGAAGGCCGCGAAGACTTACGCCTCCGAGCTCGAAGGCAAGGCCGAGACGAGCCCCGAAGAAAGGGCGCGCCTCGATCAGTTAATCGCAGATGTTAAGGCGGCGAAGGCCGAATACGACCGCCTCCGCCCGCTCGCCGAAATGGAGGAGCAGCAAGAGGCGCTCGACGTGGCGCAGGGCCGCAAAACCCGTGACAACGTGGCGCCGGGCATCCTGACCCCGAACTCTCGCAATCAGGCGTCCCGCCCGCTGAAGGTCAGCAATATTTTTAAGGCGACGTTTGCGGCAGGGAGCTCTCACAACCAGGCCATCTTCAGGGAGTACGCTAACGAAGAATATTCGATGTCTGAGCGCCTGAAATCGCTCGGTTACTCTTCCGAGACGATGGGCGGCTGGCTCTTCCCTCTGGGCGACGAACTCCTGATCGAGCCTGTATCTGAGTCTGCGGAGAAACGGCCCGCGTTCGCCGCGCTCAGGCAGGAGGTCAAGGAGCGGCTGCGGATTGCTTACGACCCCGGCGAGATCGGCTGGATGATTAAGCGAAATCCCGAACTCGCCTCAGACCTCGGCCTTGAACACAAAGATCTGGCCGTGGGAGATGATACGCTCGGCGGTTACCTCATCCCGGTAGCGCAGGCCGGCCGCGTCATAGACCTGCTGCGCAACCGGTCTGTGATGATGCGCGCGGGCGCGGCCGAGTTCGCGCTTCCGCCCTCCGGCAACCTGACTTTGCCGCGACTGGGTTCGGACCCGGCTTTCGCTTACACCGATCCCGACACTCAGACCGACATGGCGACCTCGAACCTCGGAACGGGCGTCGTTCGCCTCCAGGCTAAATCGCTGCGCGGCGCCGTGACGATACCGAATGACCTTATTCGGTATTCCTCGCCTTCAGTCGAGCTCCTCGTCAGATCGGCTCTCGCGTCGAAAGCAGCCGTCGCTGAAGACTTCGCCTTTCTCGAAGGGCCAGGGAGCAGCATTGCGCCTAAGGGCTTACTCAATTACCCGCTCTCCGCGGCTGAGACTCCCGCGATTAACAAGGTCACTCTCCACGTGGCTGGGCCGGGTTCCGAGGCGAATGGCGATACGTTCATTCCTGAAGACGTGGCGAAGATCATCGGCCTCTATTACTCGGGGAATGATGATGATCCGCCTACCGGTTGGATTATGCGGCCCATGATGTGGTCGGCTATTCAAAACCGGCGCGCCGACGCCGTGACTGCCGGGGACGCCAAGGGGCCTTTTGTTTTCTGGACCGATCGGGGGTCGAACCGGTCTGAGATTCCGCAGTCCCTGGGCGGTTTTCCGGTTTATCCCTCGATGCAGGTTAATAAGACCCGTGCTGAGGGCGGCTCTTCCACGCTGACTTACATCCTCTTCGGGAATTTCCGCAGGATGCAGATCGGGCGCTCGGGCGTCATCGAGCTCGCCGTCTCGGAGCATGTCAAGTTCTTGCAGGATAAAACGATTATTAGAGCCATTCTGCGCTCTGATATGGGCCTCGAACACGAAGAGTCTTTCGTGCTCACTGACACGGTTCTTGAATCCTGATCTTCTTTTGGTACGGTGGCGCTGTTTCTCTTCGATTGGGCGCCGCCACTCGAACCACAGTTCAAACTGTAAGGGAGTTTTTCAATGTCCACCTGGATCAATGACTTTAAAAACAATGTCGTCGCGCCTAACGGGGCTAACACCATCGAGCCGAAAGCGCTTACCACGACCACGAACGGCGCGGCGCAGGACCTTGCGGATTCTGACGGCCAGTGCTTTGCGTCGCTTCACGTCGGCGCTGTCACGGGCACTACGCCCACGCTCGACGTGAAGATTCAGGAGAGCGATACGAGCGGTGGGACGTACACGGACATATCCGGCGCGACCTTCGCGCAAGTTACCGCCAGCAATAAATGGCTCTCCATCAACTTCAAACGCTCGAAGCGGTTTTGCCGCGCTGTGGCGACGATCGCCGGCACGACGCCGAGCTTTACCCTGGCCGTTGTCCTGTTCGGTCAGAAGAAGGCTAACTGATGCGAATTGTTTTCCTGAAAGACCTGCATGCGTCCCATCTCGGCTTCGACCCCGGGATGGGATTGCTCTATCCGGCCGGCGCCATTGTTGATGACTGCCTGCCGCACGTTGAAGAGAAACTTCTTCGCGAAGGCTTCGCAATTCCTGAAAAGGATTGGCAGCAGCAGCAAGCAGGCAAGGCAAAGCAGCATCCGCCCGATAACAAGCGGGGCAGGGGAGCGCGTGAGGATAAGGCGAAGTAACCGATGTGGCCACTGTCACGATTTTTATTTACAGGGTCGGCGGAGATATCCCTAGTTGTCCGGTCTGCTCCGTCTGGGAAGGCGAGGAGTCTCCTCATCGCTCAGACCTCCCCGCGATTCCTAACCCTGCCTGCCTCGCTGGCGCGCATAACTGCAATTGCTATGTCGTCGAAGTCGCCAAGGAAGATGAAAACGGCGGCGGCGGCGGCGACGGAGATGACGGCGACGACGGCGATGACGGCGATCATGACGTCAGCATATCAGGCAGTTGGGGGAGCGGTGGGGGGGGCGGCTCAGACGGCTACGGCTCCGGGTCGGGCGACGTCTCTATATCTTGGTGGGGTGTTTGGGACTGGTATGAGCTTTAATAAGGCTCAGGCAGTCGAAATCGGCCCCCGGGCTCCTCGTCGCGCCCTTCACATAGGTCTTCCCTCTCATCACGATGGAATCGTCGCCGACGTGGGTAACGAGATTTGGAATCTGCGCCCCATAGGCTTTGATGTTGAGCCGGAAGAAAAAGCCTCGCAGCATCGAATCGCTTCCGTTTAGCCCGCGAATCCGCTGTGGCTGGGCCGTGAAATCGAAGGCGAGCAGTTTTTCTACCGTCTCGCGCCGGGTTACGAAGCATTGAGTGTAAAGAAATCTCCTGACGGGGAGTGGCGCGATAAGGCGTGCCTTTTGCCACTCCTCCCCGATTCTCGGATCGAAGAAGCTCACGAGCGGCCAGGCATCAGGGATTTCCACCCTCCGCGCGTACTCGACCAGGTTCCGGCAGGGAATTATGTCGTCTTCGCAGTAGAGCAGCCTTTCGGCGCCCGACTCGATGAAGGCCTCGAAGACGGCTCGCATCTGCAGGCGAGATCCGCGGCGCTCACGAGCCGGGTGAGACTGCAGTTTCCAACCTGGCGGGATTTCGGGAAGGTATGCGTCGGCTGTGACGAGCGGAATCGTTTCGCTCGATAGTTGCTTCTGAAGGGCGGCGAGCGTGGCGGGTAGATAGTTGGCGTCTGTCAGGCGCGGCGCTGTAATGACGCTGACCATGATTTTCATTGGGTAATTATATGAGTTGGACCTATACGCCGGGCAATGTCGGTACTGTCGATCGCGATTGGATTCGCCTTCAGGTCGGCGACACCGATACGAGCGATCAGTTGTTGAGTAACGAAGAGCTCGACGGAATTCTTACGCGCGAGGCCCGGCGCGACCTGGCGGCCGTGCGCGCCGCGGAGGAGATTGCGGCCAAGTTCTCCCGCTTCGGCTCTCAGGAAGTCTCGCGCGCCTATGCCACGCTTGCCGATCGGCTCAACGCGTACCTTCAGATCAGTTCCGGGACGTGGAGCTATTCAGGCAATCCGAACACTACTACCCGCGACAAGGTTCGCTTCTTCATCGGCGACACGGACCCCGGCCGGCAATGGCTCAACAACGCCGAGATCGATGAGGCCCTCGTGGTCGAGCCCCGAATCGAGTTCGCTGCCGCGATCTGCGTTGAGGCGATGGTCGGGAAGATGAAGCCCCGGGGCGCCGGAGATACGACGCGCGGCGACATCGCAATGATCGACCGTCTGATGCAGCTTGCCGAGAAACTGCGGATGCGAGGCCGAGTGGCTACCGGAACCTGGACTTACTCAGGCAACCCGGCCTCGTCGCCCCGCAATATGGTCCGCTTCTTGATCGGCGACATTGAGCAGGGAGATCAGCAAATCAACGACGCCGAGATTGACGCGATCCTTGCCGTCGAGGGCCGGCCGCACTTCGCGGCTGCGACCTGTGCGCGAACTCTTTCGATCAACTACGCGCTGCACCGCAAGGCCGAAAAGGCTCAATATTACGGCGCCCTCGCTGCGCAGCTTGAACTTCACAAAGAGATTCATGCCGGCGCCTGGACTTACTCCGGCGACCCGAACGCTTCGGCCCTGGATAAAGTTCGCTTCCTCGTCGGCGACGTCAACCCGGACAGCAAGCTGCTCAACAACGCCGAGATCACGGAGGCTTTGCAGGATGAACCGCGGCCGCATTTCGCCGCCGCTCGCTGCGCTGAGGCTCTCGCCGCGCGCTTCGCTACGCAAATTGACGCCGGCGCGCAATCCGTCAGGTCGTCGCGTTATCTCGAGCTCGCGAAGCGACTGAAAGATCAAGCCGAGTTGGTACAGACCGGGGCATGGACCTATAACGCGGCTGACACTGAGACCGCTCGCAATTGGGTGCGCTTGCGGATCGGAGACGCGGATTTGAACCGTCAGCTTTTGAATGACGCCGAGCTTGATTCCTTCATTGCGCTCGGTACTAATAGGGCTGCCGCTGCTGCTGCTGCTGCAAAATCCCTTGCCGCTCGATACGGATCGATGGGAGATGAAAAACGATCGAAGCATTTCGCCGATCTATCGGCCGATCTTTACGCCGAAGGGGGGCCGGATTACTTATGATGAGATATTGGGATACTTGTTCGGCCATGCTTTTCGACGACTCCGAGTGGCTTTCGGCCTGGCTCCGGTGGGGCAGGGGACCCGTGCGCGATCAGATGCAAGGCTTTGTTGTCGGCGATACGAAAGAGCTCAATGTCTTTCCGGAGATTCCATTCCTCCGCTCAGGCGTTACCCGGGTGATCACGAAGGCGTGGCTCACGATCAAGAGTCCGGAGGCGGCAAATGATCCGGCTGAGAATGCGGCATGGGGGTCTTCAGGCGGCATGCAGACGATTACTGCAACGCTTGTGGCCGGCCGGGGTGTGATCCTGAATCCTGCCGAGGCGAGCCCGGAATTACGCTTCGATATTACGGCCGCGAATAGCGCGCTTCTCTCTCCGCACAAAATCTACCATTGCTCGATCCAGGTGAAGATGGATGACGGCGCATTGTACGAAGTCGAGCGCTTCACCTTCGAGACTGAGCGGCAGATCACGACTGCGACGACCTGATTATGGCTGGTGAATTTTCCAGGGAGAACTTTATACGCTTCCGTATCGGCAGTGCGGTAATGTTAGATATAACGCCTGCCTGGCTGCGGGTTCTCTCTCCCTTCGGGGCCGCGCCTCAGATACTCGATCCGACTGGGCAAGGGCTGGTCGGCGTTTCGGCTGAAATCCGATATAGGGGCCCTATTAATGTCATTCCCGGCGACATCCTGAAGGCCGGCCTCCAGGCGGCGCCCGCCCACGGCCGTATATTCATTGTCCGCCAGGTACAGCGTGAATCTGACGCGAACCTGTTTCAATGCGCTGAAATCGCCGCTCCCATTCCGGACGAATTCGACGACGAACGCGAGCTCATCTGGACTCAGCTCGGCGGCAACGTTTTCTTTACTACCAACGAAATATTTGGCGGTTCGATGCAGACAAGCCTCCCCGCGGGAACTAAGCCGATCCTCGAACACGCGCTGATTCAACTTATTTCCGGCGATTTCGATATCTGGACTCGATTGAGGACTGACGCTGGCGGCGCCGCGGTCCGCAACGCCCTTATTGGATTGCAGATCCCCAGTACACTGACCGGCATCTTTATTGGATTCAGAGATAATGGCGCGAGTAGCGAGCCTGTGCGCTATGACGTCCTGACCGGCACGCCGAGTTTCGTTACGACGACTTCCACCGGCCCGGTGGCTTCCTCCGCGACTTACTATTATGTCCGCTTGCGGCGCCGCGGTAGATTTTTCCGCACCTTTTTTAAGACCAGCCCGGGTGAGCCTGTCGCTGAATCCGATTGGACTCAACTTCATCCCAGCGGTTCTTTCTTTTTCTCCAGCTCGGACAATACTAGGCTCGGCCTTTTCGGATTTACGAATAATTCGGCGGCGGGCATCGCGCGATGGGATTTCATCAGGCATTGGATTCCGGATTCTCCTACAGATTCTGTTATGTTTAACAACGTCCCGATCTGCATTCATCGAAACCTCACCACGGTCGGCAACGTCGGCGCGGGCATAGATAGCCTGCACAGTTTTCCGCTTCCGGCAAATTCTCTAGCGCTGGACGGTGACTGGGTCAGGTTCACTTATAGTGGGACTTTTGCCGCCAATGACAACGACAAAAGAATTCGTATCAGTATTGACGGTCAGTTATTGGAGGATTTTGGGCTCACTGACATCGACGCGGGAGTGTGGCGGGTAGTCGGGGAATATATGAGGGTGTCAGCGACGACTGTTCGCGCAAGCTCTCTGGCTATGTATGGTGAGCCATTAGTGGCCGATGAGGCCGTTATTGCTGGCACTCCCGACATTATCTTCCTGCCTCGTAATACTTTGCTGACTGTGGCCAACCTTAACTCAAACCCTGTTACTTTACTCGTGGAGGCAGAGGCTACGGCGAACGATGACGTGACCCAGAATAAGAGCATTATCGAACTCTGCCGGCAGTGATCGAACGTGAACTATCAACCCTGGCTTGAATTTGTGGCTGTTCTTGCCGGCTCCGTCTTCGGCGCCTACCTGGCGGTGCGAGTTACGCTCGCCCGGATGGATGAGCAGATCAAGGCGCAGGGCGATATGATTAAAGATCACGGCAAACGCATCGAGCGCCTGGAGGACGTCCACTTCAGGGGGGACTAGGGAAACTTTTCGATTGCGGGGCGGGCAAGTTGCGTATATATTGATCGCATCACACAGTCTTTACTTCTTCAAGTTGAGACCTCCATGTAGTTGATTGGTTCCATAGGCAAAGGCCCTTCGGGATGTTGAGCGCGACCGAAGGGCTTTTCGCTTTTCTCGCCTTTTACCTGACTTTGTATCAATGGAGTTCTGGCGGGCCCGCCGCCGCGCCGTGTTTGCGAGGGAGCCCGCAAGCCTTAGGGAAGGCGGATATAATAACTGTATCGATATGGTTCGCGTCTGATAAGGAATCTTACGTAATAAAAAGGGAAGCCGCCAGTAACTCGAAAGCTATTGGCGGCTTCTTTTGTGGCCTTGCGGCCTTTTTGCGTCTGCCTCAGTTGGGCTGCAAAAAATCTTGCGGTCGTGTGACCTGATCGAAGACTAACACACTTGCTATTGCGCCACAAGGAAAACGTCCCACGCCCATCTTCCTACCTGGGCTCCGCGCGAATCCCTCACCTTAGCCCTATACCTGAACTGATTGCCGTTTTCGTCTGTGCGCTTCGACTCCTTGTAGTCCAGATCGAGGACCGCAATCCCGAGATCCGCGAGTGTGTGAAGCTCATTGGGTTCGGAAATCCCATTGTGATTTGAGTCTTGCCACAGCCTCAAGCGTGAGAAGATGGAATCCCTGTTGTCTATCTGGCCATCTCCATTGTCATGCTCGGCCAGGGCAAGAAAGCCGTTTCTCGATTTCCCTTGCGGCGGATCATTTTGTGGTGTGGCGCTCCCGAATAATTCGGCGCCGTTGTCTATGCGCCCATTTCCGTCTTGATCGAGCCCGAGCCATGCATCATCCGAATTGGTGGAAGTCCATGAAAGACGCTCT